GAGCCGGTCCACCGTCTGCCGCGCGGTCAGCTTGACCGCCGGGAACCGGTTCTCGCTCGTAATCGCCGGCACCTGCCCGTATGATATTTCGGTTGCCGTGTAGAACCTGTTTTCGCTTGATGAAATGTAGCTAGGCATGCTTTCTTCGACCTCTCATTGGCTCTCGCCTACGGCCTACTTCAGGCTTCCTTCCACGTCGAACTCCACCTTCGCCGTCTGGATGTGGTTCTTGCCACCCTTCTTCACGCCGCCGAAATGGATCTCGTACCCGCCGGCGTAATACATCCCGTTGCCCCAATCCCCGCGGCTGCTGTCCAGCACGCGGGTCACCGCGTCCGCGTAACCGTGCAACTGCTCCTCCATCCCTTCCAGGCGGTCGTGCGACACCCGAATCTCCACTACCATCCGCACGCGGCCCGAGAAGGTCCGGAACTTCTCTCGCATCTCGTTCGACACTCGCTCGCAGTAAACATGAACCGATGGGTACCGCGCTATGCCCGTGCGTTCGGTGACCTCGAAGCTCACGTTCTGCTGAAAAACCTGCTCCGGTGGGATTTCGGCCAGTTGCACCCTGGCGCTCAGGGCCGCCTGGTGTACGCTGCTCTCCAATCCTTTTGCGCTCGTCAGTAGCTCCGTCACTCGAGTCGCTGTTCTGCCGCCGATTCCTGCCATCGCGTTCATCCTCTCTGCAGAGTTCGATCCACCGTCAAGTACATCTCGGCATCTTGGCCGTCCCCTGGTTTCCGGCCGCGGATCAGGCCCGCCTCGGGTGCTGTCCACTGCTGCCCCAACCCGATCGCCTCCACGCTTTGCAGCGTGATGTCATCCGCCGAAGTCCCCGCATAAACGCTCCACCCGCTCGCCACCGGCGGTGGATCCGCTGCCGCCACCGTTAGCAGTGTGCCGTCCGAAGTGTCGGCCACGCAAACCTCGCTCGGCGCCCCTTCCTCTCCCAAGGTGTTGCGCCAAGCCACTCGTACGTAGTAGCGCCCCGCTACGCCGTTGCCGGGTGTCATGCTCACTACTGGTTCGTTTGCTTTCGGGATGGGCGCGCTCACCACTCCTACGCCGGTCTCGCTCAACATCCGCGCCGCCCATTTGGCTAGTTCCGAGTATTCCTTCCGCTTGCCCAGGTACCGGTCGTTGAGCTGGCTGTTGTAAGCGTCGCGGTACACGATGGCCAACGTGCGGAAGATCAGCCATTGCTTGAGCGGCCTTGTCACCACTACGTTGTCCAGCTTCGGCCGCCCGTTGACTCCGTTCCACACGCCTGCTCGTCTTCGCGGCAGAAGCGCCTCCAGCTCCACGGCCACCTCTTCCTGCGATAGCGCCAGCTTCGCCGTCAGGTCGATCCCTTCCGTGTGCGCCACATTAAGGATCGAGCTCTCGTAACCTCGCAAATCTTCGATTGTGGCGATCACGCCGTCCGTGAACACAGACATGGCCGTTGCCTCAAGCCTTCTCCTGGAGATGTGCCTTCGCCAGGTTCAACGCCCCGCGCAGCATCTGCAGTTCCGCCGCCGGAAGCACGCTCAACGCTACCCGGCCCGCTGCTGCCGCTTGCTCGGCTGCCTTCCGCGCCGCGGCCACCAAACTCCGGAATTCCGCGGTTTCTTCCGCCGTCGCCAGACGCGCCTTGCCGTCCGCGATCATGCCCGCCGCCACACGCCGGGCCACTTCCGTCTTCACGCCTTCCTTGCCGCCATCCGGTGTAGCTTTGCTCACTACCACCGCATGCGCTTCCTTGATCTGATCTTCGATCTCTTTCAGTTTTTGGTAGTAGATCTTCAAGTCCATGCGTCCCTCACTCTCACTGTGCTGTCTGTAATGGCACTACGCGCAAACCGGGGACTGGCCCGAATTTCGCCGCTCTCGCGAAATTTCGTGCCTGTCCCCCATTTGCCCGTGCTATTCCGCGTCAGAAGTCTAGCTGTTCACCTGAACGCCGAACCCGTTGCGCAGCACTGCGGCGCCGTACAGCACGTCCACCGTGAACTGCTGCGCCAGCGTGTTGGGCTGGTAGCTCATGACTACGCGGATGCCGAAATTCCCCATCTCGGCGTATTCCGCCACCGCGCCCGTCCCCGGGAGCGGCTGCGGCAAGCGCCGGACCACCAGGCCGATCGCCGAGCGTCCGAAGCCCAGGTTGTGCGTCGTCATCGGGGCGCTGCCGGTCTTGTGCACGAACTGCGAGCGAAAGACATAGAAGTCCTTTATCTTCCCCACCGTGCCGTCCACCAGGGCGCGCAAGCCTGCGTCGCCGGCCGTCTGGTATTCGCTGAATCGCGTGATCTGCCGCAGTTGCGAGTACGTGTTGCCGTCCACCACCAGGTACTTCGGTTCGCTCGCCGGCACCTTCGCCTCGAACAGGGCCGTCTCGGCCGCGTCGATCGTCGCTTCCGTCACCGCGGTCGAAGCCGTACCTACCGGGCTGTTTGCCGTGAAGCCTGCGTACAAGCCCAGAAGATCGGTTTCGATTCTCTCGGCGAGCGCCACCACCGCCGGCTGCATGTACAGCTTCAGCAGGTCGGGCACTGCCAGGACCTTCGTCACATCCGGAATCTGGAAAGTCGCTTCCGCGTGCGTGTTCAATACGATCTGGGCGTTGCCCAGATTCGGATTCTGTGTCTGAACGGTGCCGCCTTCGGCAAGGTTGTTCGCCACCAGTGTCGGAGGAATGGGCACGTTCACTGTGTCACCGGCCTGGGCCAGGGTAGGCTCGAAGTCCCGGTTGACAAGGTTACCCATGACCAGGTTCCCCATGAGCGCTGGCAATGCATCCACCGCCACGAGTTTGACAATCGCGTTAGCCACGTTCGTCGATGTAATTGCTGACATTCACCTTCTCCTTGTCTTCTTGGCGGCGCTCTCCGCTCTCAGGCGTCCGCCGCCTCTGTCTTCCCCAGGCCTCGCCTCCGCGAGACCCGCGGTTTCTGCTCAAGCGCCTCGCATGGTCTGCGATGCTACTCGCGCAATCTCCTGCCGGATTCGCTCCAGTTCCTCGGCGTTCATACCCGGCTTCAGCTTGTCCAAATCGGCCGCGCTCACACCCGTTGTGCGTGGCGAGGCTCCTACCCCAGATCCGCCCGTGATCCGCGCCGGCAGAAACTCGGGGTTCTCGTTCACGAACTGCGACAGGTATTCTCGTGCGTCCATCTCGTTTTGTCCCGCGCGCGCCACCAGCCGCCCGTCACTGGTCCGTTGGATGTCGTCCTTCACCGCTTTGAACGCCAGGTCCACCTTCGCTACTCCCAGCCGTTGCAGCTCATTGCAGATCTTCGACTGCCGGTCCAGCTCCTCGGCGAGCTGCCGGCTTCGGCGGTTCTCTTCCACCACCTCGTTCAGCCGCCGCTCCAGCTCTTCCCGCCGCCGGCGCTCTTCCACCAGTTCCGCCTTGTAGGCCGGCTCCGCTTTCGCCTGTTCCGCGTTCACAAACTCCGTGATCGCTTCCCGGATCACTGACCGGACATCCACTGCCTTCACATCTGCTTCCTGTTGTTCTTCCATTGCTCTCCTTTCCTTGCCCACCGGCGGTGTTATTTCCTCCTCTTCCCCTTCGCTTCGAACCAGTCGTCGATCTCCCGCGCGATGCGGTCCTTGGTCTCCTGCCTCATGTCGCACAGGTACTTGAACGCCAGCTTCTTGAACACCTGCCTTTTGAGCGTCTCCGACTGGATCCCCAGCTCAAGCAGTTTCGTCGCGTCCTCCAACTCCGTGGTGAAGTCCCCAATGTCAAATTCGTCCAGACCGCTGACGTCGATCGTCAACCCGTCTTCCCGCGCCGCTTCAATCGCGCGCAGCACCCTCTTCATCACGTCCTTTACCGCGTCCCCATAGGCGCGCAGCACCTCCTGCGTGATGCTGTAGTCCCGCTGTTTGCTCAGCGCGGATTGCGCCGTGTAGCTCGACTGCGTTCCCCCTGCCTGCGTCAGCAGGTAGCACACACGGTAGATTTCATCCTTCAAGCGCACCAGATTGTCTGCCGCGATCTGGTAAACCTTGCCCTCCGGCTCCGTCCACCCGAACTTGTCGTCCGAGCCTAGTTGCAGGTAGTACGATTCCCCAACCACCTGCTTCCACTCCCGGTTCGAGTAGACCACCGGCATCGCGAACAGCCCCATCGTCAGTGCCCAGCTCAGGGCGTTCGATTTGTTGAAGTGCTCGAGTTGCAGCAGGGCGGCCTTGTTCATCAGCCACAGCCCTTCCGATACCTTCAGCTCGAACAGCGGCACCCGTTCCTGTTTCCACAGCGAGTGGCGGCCTTGATCGATCAGTTCGATCTCGGCTTTCCCCTCGCCCGTCTCCACGCGCCGGTATGCCTGGTACTCCCGTTTGTCGTAGTACACCCACCGCGTCTCTTTGACGTACCCGCCGCCTACGCTCGTCTGCTGCAATGACGATGTCCTCAGGACCACCCAAGCAAGGTTCCCGCGCTCGTCCAGGCTCCAGTTGATGACGTTTTCCGGACGGTAATCCACCAGGTACGCACGCGAGGCTCCCACCGCGTCTTCCTCGGCCCGGTTCGCCGCCGGATGCGCGACACGCGGAAAATCCACCAGGATGTAGCTCGCTCCGCTGACCAGCGCCTCCGTCATCTGGCGCCGGAAGAAATCGCTCAACGCCGTCCCTTTCTGATCGCAGTCCTCCGAAAAAACGTTGAAGAACTGCTTGCTGGCGTCGTTGGTCCCCTCGAACGTCAACACTGGCTCCCGCCGGAACAACGTCGCCGTATACCAGTCGATAATCGAGCCGACGTAGTTCTCGTAAAAGACCTTGCTCAACCGTTCCGCGTAGACGTCGTACGGTTCCTTCTGCCGTCGCGGCAGATACAGGCTGGCGTTGTCTTTCAGTTGCTCGCCGCCCGCGTACAGGTCCCGGTACTTCTTCCACATCGCCGTTCTGGCCACGTATTCCGGATGTTCTTGATCGATCCCTATCACGGTTGCTCCTACTCGGGACTCGCACCCGCGTCCCAAGCCGCTAAACTCGGGTGCCTGTCCCAGGTGTCTAGCCTCTTGTCAGATCAGCCTTCGCGCTTGCTCACCCACCGGCGGCAGCGGCCGGCACTCCTGCCACACCAGATAACCCAGCGCGTCCGACAAGTGCGTCCGCCGCGCGTCCTTCTCCTTGTCCACCACCGTGCTGCCCGGCTTGTACGAAACTTCCTCGAAGTCCTTCACCAGTTCCTTGCACCGGGGATCCACCAGCATTTGCACCTGCCCCTCCGCGCTCCTAAGCTTTGCGTTCACCAGGCTCACCCGTTCCCGGACCTGCGGGTTCGACCGCGGAACTTTCAGTTGCATGTTGTAGTAGTGCACCCCGTTGAAGTACCGCCGGATGATCTGGTAGTCCGTGGTGCCCGTCGTCTGCATGCTGTTGCCCGACGCATCGCCGTAAATGGTCACCCCCGCCGGGTGCTCAGCATACCGGTTCCAGAACTCCTGGCACGCTTGCTCTGTGCTCGCCCGGCTCATCACGATCTCGTCTACGACGCGGACCACCTCGCCTTCGACCTGCGCCACCACCGACGACATGGGATCCACGTTGAAATCCAGGGCCCACAACAGTGGCAGCCGTCGGTCTACTTCCAGTTCGCACAGATGTTCGCGCCGCTTAAAGGCGTGATACACAAGGCCGGAGTTGCTGTTCAGGTACTCGCCCAACACTTCCTGTTCGAAGAACTGTTCGTCGTAGCTTTTCTTCAACCGGTCGTAAAAGTCCGGCACCTTTTCGAGCAAGTGCCGGTTTTCGAATGGCTTGGCGATCACCGCTTCGTAGCCGTCCACTTTGTCCGCGATGAACCGCCGGTAGACCCAATCGAATCCTTTCGGAGTCCACACGGCGAAGCCGCACAACCGTTTCGCCTTCGGGTCCCGCAGGCGTCCTTCCAGTCGCAGCCACGCTTCCTCGGCCGTGTACGTCAGTTCGTCCACCCCGAACCACGCCAGGTTCGTCCCGCGCAACCGCTCGAACTCGTCCACGCTCCTGAACAGAATCCGCGATCCGGTCTCCTTCAGCGTCAGCACGTTCTCCGCCTTGTTCAGCTCGTAGGGGATCCCGTTCTGCCCCAGGATCTCCAGGAACGACTGCATCGTCGCGTCCCGGAGCATCGGGTAAGTAGGTGCGCCCATCAGCCCCAACCGCCCCGCGTTCAGGTAGCTCAGCTTCACTGCCTCCTGGCAGAGCGCTTGGCTTTTGCCTGACCCAATCGGTCCCGAAAAGCCCTTGAACCGGGCCTTCGAATTGTGGAATCTTAGCTGCGACGGCAGCGGCTGGTACGCTATGTTTCGGATTCGAATGCCGTCTCCGGTGTCTCGACCCATGTCACCTTGATCTCCCGAGGTTGGTTCTCTTCCAGTTCCTTCTGGATCTGCATTAGCCTGATGAGGTCTCCCAGCGTGGCTTTTAGCTCATTCGCGTCAATTTTCTCCTCGATGTTGTTCACCAGCTTGTTGATAAGAAATGCCTGCTTCTCGACGAGAGTGCGCGTAGGGTTCTTCTTTCTCGACCCTTTCTTTGCCTCCGTTCGCGTCGTGCTCAT